AGGCCCAATGCGTAATGACTTATATCCTCGATTTGAGAAGGCGCCATGAGCGGTTCTCCCCCGAACCATGATAAGGAGCATTTCTGTAATCCAGTTTTATGAACATTCTTAATCCAATTTTGTACTCCTCGCACAATAGTTGGGCTCATAGGGGGATATTTCCTTTCCCTAAACACGCGATGATCTTCGTAACAGTAAGCGCAATCTAAATTGCAGTCCTCGATGGGTAGAATAGCTAGCCTTAAAAGTTTGTGAGTGATAGCGCGTTCTAATTGAGCCGGCGTCATGTATTTTTGTTCCATAATTTATCCTGTATTTGAATTGAAAAAGGGGCCGAAGCCCCCGTTTATTTACCGCTTTAACATGAACAATTCACGCCGCATGCAGTCTGGAGAGGGTCACTAATCAACTCCAGTTTTGTGTAGTCTACGTTTACGCTCTTCACTTGATCTAACAAGCTTTGATGCGCGGAAGTTTGTAATGAAGCATTCATCGAGCCTAACGGTGTGGCTTGAGAGCTTCCTAATATCGCCGAGCCTGCCGTAATGGCTGTAGTGAGCAAGACGATTTTTGTTTTTTTCTTCATAATTTATCCTCGTATTTTTAACATGAACAATTCACGCCACATCCGGTTTGTAATGGGTCAGTTAGCATGTCTAGCTTTTCATAGTTAACGTTTACGCCCTTCACTTGATCTAACAACCCTTGGCTCGCTGTAATTTGTAGTGAACCATCCATTGTACCTACTGGGGTAGCTTGAGCTGTGCTCCCTAAAATCGCTGAACCAGCTGTGATTACTGTGGCTATTACTAACGCTTTTTTCTTATTGTTCATAATTTTTCCTATATATTATTGTGGCAAAATTGCCGTTTATCCTACGTAATGTAGAATTCAGTTAATGATTCCGCCTTCGACGACCGACCCATTAAATTCAAATACTTCACAGTGCTTCTTACAAATTAACTGACCATGAATAATACTGGCGTCCAGAGTGACTTTGGACTCTCCCCCGTTGCGAGGGTCGTTTACGATGACGTCTGATTGAACTTCAGTGTTTTTTAAATTTATCGTGTCTGCTGATATTTCAACGCTATCAATGTGAGAATTAGTAAACTTAGTACTTCCCGTGATCGCTCCTTTCCCGAAATACGAGTCCTGCACTTTTACACTACCGAACTGGGCAAATGAGCTGATATGAGAGTTGTCCGAAACTTTTAGTGAACCTAAATTAGTTAAGTTCTCGATTGATGAGTTCGTTATTTCTAAGCTCCCAGTGTGCGTCAAGTTCTTTAGTTGACGGTCTCTAATCTCTAAATGACCCTTACTGCCCGTCAAGAACGTTTTAATTGCTACTAAATCGTTCTTTAAAAGTTTGACTGGACCAAAAGCGTGACTGGTTCCCTGCGTAACTACTGCGGCTACCAAAATAACTGCACTGGCGTTAAAAACAGTGCTTAATTTATCTGCTAATGACATGTTGTTCTCCTTCTGTGTTTAAATTTTTAAGTAATCTGTGAATTTCAAATAAACTGTTTAGGTTTTCATTTTTTAATTCTCGTCTCTGCCATAGTCTGTCTAGTAACATTTCTAAGTTAGCTGTAGCGTCCAAAAGTTGCTGATTCATCTCAATTCTCTCCAATTGTTTATGAGTGAGTGGTGTTTTAAAGTGACTTCTATGTTGGGAGCGTGTTCTAAATCCCCGCCTAATCGATTTAAAGCGTTAAAGGCTTGCTCTTGAGGCAAATACTCAAGTAAATCCTGAAAACTGCTTAAATCGTTATTTACGGCGCTTAAAACACTGGTATCGAGATAAGTTATTGTGTCTTTGTCGTTGTTGCGGTTGTGAAGATATATCCGCGTCTTATTTTTCATGTTGTTTGTCCTTATTTCTTGTATTCGATAATCTCTAGTCGTACAGGTTTCCCAGGCCTATAGACCAATACGTATATGGGCGGATCGTGAACTTGTGGTTTGCCTGATTGCGTGATATATCTAAATACATCTGTGAAATTTTTTTTCATTGTTTGTCCTTATATTTTTATCTTCGTGGACGGTCAATCCCCATTGGCCGTTTTATCTCCAACAACTACAAGCCAATTTCCTGTAATATTTCTCGCTTTAAAAGAGGGTCGTTCAAGCTCAACTGTTCTTTGGTTAATGCTAAGTACTTATTCTGAACTGACGCAATATGAAGACGATTGTTGTAAATCCATTCGCGCCTTATATCCAAACTCTTAGCTACCTGAGTTGTGCTCATTGTAGTGTTCTGTAATGTGTGAGCTACTAAATAACACGTGATGAGTCTCTTTCCTCGCCGCCCATTATTAGTAATTCCCTGAGTAGATTGCCTGCGCACTTCCTCCCTACAAACACTCGCTGCCTCTTTCTTTAACTGCAATACATCGAGAAATGTTAACCGCTCAGGACAACCAATCAATTGCTCTAAACACTTGAGCTTCACATCGCGCTCTCTGGCCCATTTATGAAACTCTAGCAACCGATCTGTATTAGCAAATACACGCGACATGCATGTCATCACTAACGTTGTATGGCTTGTTAACTGGTCAAGTACTCCAACTCTTTTTAATCTGTCTAGCGCAGACTCTTTAAAGTTAAGACACACTCCATTATCAACTATGATGTCCGTACAATTCTCGTCATCTAAAACTCTTAATTGATAATTTTTGGAGAATTTATCATTTCTTAACAACGAAACTCTAACGTATCCAATCTTTCGATCTGTGCTGTAACTCATTTTGTTTATCCTTGACTTGGGGTTATATTGCCTTAAACAATTGTTAAGATCAAGCCTTTTTTAAAAACTTTTTTAACAATTCTTCAATGATTTCGGACTTATATAGTATTATACTGTCCTCTTTATTGATAACGCCTCGCTTTTTCGCACGCTTTAACTTCGCAACCTCGTGTTTTGTGCGATCGTAAATGTCTTTTACTGAGTGTGCGGAAAGTTCAACGTTGTCTAGTTGTATTTTTCTCATATCAATCTTCATCCTTAATTATTAACTTCTGTTTGTGATGGGTGTATAATAAGCCAAAACCAATCAGGAATCAAACACCTTGGCAAGAAAACGCACACCCGCAATTAAAAGCAGCGTCCTTACTAAAGAGGACTTATCATTATTAAACCCTAAGCAATTACGACGCTTGAACGCCATTACTAACACGTATTTGATGTCTCTTGAAGGTGTCGAAGTGGCCAAACCAGGACAGGCTGAGTGTCAAAGAGCTTTGTTATTGAGTGCGGCAGGCTATTCTTTAGAGCAAATCTTAACCGATATCGGCTATACATCGAGTTCTTGGGAGAGCTTTCTGCAGTTTAAAGATATAGCTTTAGTCAATCAAGCCATGTCAATTTTGTATAAAGCCCACTTGGATGATGAATTGAATCGTGCTGTCGACAATCCCGAGGTCAATTTAAGAGCAATTCAAGTGAAAATGAAGCATAACTCTGAATATTTTAATGATGACGTGTTCAAAACTAGTGAAGATTACGCAAATTTACCGACTCAAGAGAAAGTTAAGCGGGTTATTAATATGATGGCTAAGGGGGATGTCAGTGTGAGTCAATCTCAGAAGTTGTTAGAAGCCATTTCAAAGCTAGAAGAGCTATCCCAATTACCCAAATTAGAAGAGCAATTGGAACAGCTTAAGAATGACGCTAATCTGATTTCTTGATTAACTCTTGTTCTTTTTCTATCGCAAATCTTACTGCATTGAGATTACAGATTAATTGCGCGGTTACTAAAGAGTCTTTAGCCAGTTCAGCTGCTTTAGTTCCATTAAAAAGAGCTAACTTATCGCCCAAGATTATGCACTCCCAAGAGCGGCGGAAATCAATCCACCCTCTTGAGAGACCGCCAATCTCAGCTACAAAATCTAAGATAGAACGATGCGTACTGTGCTCTAGCTCATCAATCGACTTGAATAAGGGCTGGGCTTTGTCTGTTAAGTCTTGTGCCTTGTCCTTAAATACGCTGATTGATCTCGAGTAATGGTCTATTTGACGCTTGCTCGGTATATAATATTCTTCATCTTTCATAATTAATGCCATAAATAATGTGCGAGTAATGTAGCCAATACTACACCGATAAACCGACCGACATAGCGACTTCTTTTTCTTTTGCGTTTTTGCATATCCATCCACTCGTCATGCATGATGTGGTCAGGCTTTTCTGGTCCGAAATGATTAAACATAATTTTCATCCTTTTTTCTTGTTGTTGTAAAAATATTTATCTGGGTTTTCTACTAGCTCCAATATGTCTTCTTCTTTCCATACTGTGCATCTTTTTAAAAGCTGAAAAGGCGCTGGAAATTTACCAGACTTGACACCTCTCCACCATGCAGATTGACCGATGGGTACTATTTCTAATACCTGCTTCAGGCGTAATAGTTTCTGCATATTAGTCCTCCTCTAAATCTAAATTCTCTATAATTCTCTTTACATCAGATATTTTTAAGTTAATCCTGGGCTGTTTCGTGCCATTGTCATATTTATTCGACCAATACCCATCTTTATGTAGAGATGTGAACAAGTCTTTAACCAAGGCCAGGTGGATTTGAGAGTCAGAACTCAACGCTAAATGATGAGGCGCATATTTAGATGTTACTTCACCAATTAATGTAAGAGAGCCCCGAGTCTTTAAAAAAAGTTGACCAAATTCATTGTTCAATTTTACCTTTACCATCTTATATTTCCTTATAATGACAATTAACTCACCAAAACCCACCAAATCGATGGGCTTTAATTAATTAATCTACTTTCATTGTCTCTAAATCCCGTCCTGTTATCTCTTTCCAGAACTTAACAGCTGTCTCATGAGAGTCTTCACACGCCCGTTTGTCTGATTCCAACTCTACCTTTTGAGTAGGTGTTATCTTCTCGCCAGTCTGTGCCTGTACTCTCTCTTCATATTTGTTTAAATGATCGTAAACAAAATGTACGATAGCCATCGACGCTCCAAAATAAGCATGCTCATGATACTTGTTCAAAATGCTACCTACATATAAATCTACTGTCTTCATTAACTCTTCTCTGGTTACTTGTATTTTTGGTTTAATCATTGGGTTCTCCTAATCAAATATTAATTCACGTAAATGTGTATCATCCGCTTCTTCAGAAAGCAATTCTTCTAATTCCACGCGCTCGTATTCTAGTTGATATACTCTGTATTCGTTCATTTGTTTATCCTTGGCTATTTCAATCATATGTCGTAATTAATACTCTGCAACTCATCTTTTAATTTAAGCCACAACATCACGCATTCGTGATTCTTCATCAAAAATCCCACTACATCTTCACATTTATCCAAGTGCACTCCATATCTTAAAGCTGCTTCGTGTAGTTCTCTTATGGATTTCATTATGGACTCAGAGGGCTTATCTACTGCAATCTGCTGTAATAACTTACCTATGCAGGTTTCTTCATTCTTTGTGTAATTCTTCATTTCCTTCATCCTTTATTGTGTCATGTTGTGTCTTAACGTGTACTATCTTAAATTCTGTGCTCTAAAATGTCAACTGTTTACTTCTAAGGAATTCTTAAGCTTTATTCGTAAATTTTAAGGCCATTGATATGACTGGGCTAAATGAAGTGGGGTAATGCAAATTACACGCGCGCAACATCGAGAAATATTCATTCGTGATTTTGACCGCGAGTCTGTCTAATCAAGTAGTTACAGCATTTAACTCACTAAAATGCGTAAAATATGACCACATTGAGTTCGGTAACTCTAACCGTGATAACTATACTTATCACGGGTAAGGTAAATATTTGTACAGATTGATCATTTTCTGCACAAATTGTGGATAAGTATATGATATTCAACTGTCTTAGAAAGTTAACTTGCGTGTTTATTTTAAACACCTGAACTTTTCGCACAGTTTTGTGTCTTTTTAAATCTTAAATCTTCTTAAGAATTCTGTCTGATTCAAACCTGACTGTTGGATGTTTGTTAAGAAATCCTTAATTTTAGACCCCCGAGCCCCCCTTAGTGAGCTAGTACCTTCGACTCCCGATCCACTTAAAAAAAATATGCCCAAATTTATCTAAATGGGATTTATATGAGTTGAGCTGCTTAATACAGGCCGTATTTGCTGATTCCGGATATTAGAGCTATATTAAAGTGTCATGATATACATACCTCCATGTGTATAAATATAGAGATAGATGACAGGGTAAGAGCTTATCCTTTTACCCTTGAGTCTTACTTCAAAAATACTTGCCCTTTAATAGCCCTTTAGTATAATGAACCGACAACAGCGTTGGTCTAGTAAGAGATAAAAGGGTTAGAGTTGCTGCTCCAGCCCTGGAGTCTCAATCCCGCGGTATTTTGTGTTCTTTTTTCGATTTAAGGTCTATCTGACTGGCATAATCTTTTAACTTTTTCCCCCCATCTTTATAATCGGTAAAAATTGCCTCACATTGATAGCAGAATTTGTGATAAGTTTTGATGAGGTCGGGCAGGTCTGGGTGTGCTAATTCGGCCTGATTGAGGAGATGAAAGAAGTAGGTTAGATCGGTGGTAATTTGTGTAAAGACGCGTTTACATCCCAGGTAGGTATTTGGTTCAATTGGGTCTTCAGTGGTCATGATAGATTATAATTCCACGGGCTTGAGGGTGGTGGGGTGATATGATACACTATGGGACATCAGTTGGTACTCTTTTATTAGCTGATGTTTGTGATAAGACCAGGGCGGCCACCATGCATCATCTTCTTTGTTGTTAGCTAGCCAGTGTTAATGTCGTCCTGGTGATTTAGTTCTGCCTCAATACCTTCCCAATGACGGATATCTTCACGTCTTTTCCGCGAGTGGATTTCTGCGTCAAGGTCTTCAGTGAGGGCTTCTTTTACTTCTGGGGTCATCTTGGTCTCTCCATATCGGACTGTAGCGATCAATTCGTTAATCAGCTCGAGGTAGAGTTTACCTGTTATTAGTAGAGAAGTTAATTGGGTATCTACTTCAGACAGATGATTATGGTTTAAATGTGATTCGGCGGGTGTATCATCGATCTCTTTAACTGCGGACTGGATTAAGTCTTTCAACTTGGGCGCGTGGATTTTTAAGATTTCCCTTTTAATAGCCTGTAGTGGATCTAGTCCGTCCGTAAGATCGTCAAATGTTAGTGGAGAGGGATTATCAAACTTGATGTGGATATCATTCATTTCACTTCCTTTGTGTTGTGCAGGTGGAAGTGGTGGGGTAACTAAGCCAAGGATGAAGGAGTCGCTACCCCAAAACCACTATACCTTATAGATTATTGGTTGTCTTTATCTTGAGGCCCAAATAATTCTTTAAATATTGAGCGCTGATTAGATAAATTGAATTTTAAGTTGGCCAGGTGGGCTTCTGTGTTTTCGATATCGCTAATGAGGACGGATATTTTTTTACCTAGACTAGAAATTCGCTCGTATTCTTTAGCTAGCTCGGCTAGTTGAGCATGCATTTGGGATATGTACATATTAACTCCTTGTAATTCTATTCATAAATTAACGCTATCTCTGGCCTTAAGTCAATCTTCAGGGAGCTTCTTTCAAAATCAATTCAGAGCGCATATACTTAAGATATTCTTAAATACGGACTTACTTAAAATGACTCGACTCGAAAGAATCCGAAGTAGGGCAGGTGGAAGTAATTATGGGAAGTATAAAGGGAAGAACATGCAGTTCGCAGGTCCCTCAGGAGGAGCACCGGCGCGCACGTATCCAGTCACTAACTCAGAAGGCAAATTAGACCCTGGTAGAGTTCGAGCAGCATTAGCTTATGCGCACAATGCACCTAACCCAGCAGGCATACGTAAAGGTGTGGCTAGAATCGTCAAGAAAGACGGTGATGCCAGTTTAGCCAAACGTATATTAGCAAAAACCAAAAAACGGTAGAGGAAAAGATATGTCTTTAGCACGAAGAGTGATAGAAAAACGACGACGACGTACGATTGGTGGAGACGGAGCACAAACCCGAGGTCATAATGATACTGGGGAAAGATTAGAGTCCGCCAATGGTCGCGATCAAAGATATTCAACTGATGGTCATCGTATGAGCGATAAAGCTTCTGAGATGCACCAAAAGCATATGGTTGAGCATAAAGAATCTCCGCCCCGTGAGCATAAAAGAAAACGTCGTATTATTCATGGCGGAACTCACGGCAATGACTATATGCCACCTGAGACTCGTGGCGAATTATAATTGCTAACGGTCAAAGCATTACGTAGAGAAATAGGGAAAGTTCAAGCGATGATTCAAGCAAAGAATCGTCGCGTCGAAGTAATTGTGGTGGAAAGTGAATGTTTAAAAAAGCAAAGATTGCGGGACTTCGCACAAGAATATGGTTCAAAAAGTGCATGGATTTATGTCATCGAACCATACAAATATACAAAGCGAAGAAAACGCACCAAGAAACAAGTCTCCCGTATAAGCGAATATTTGTCTGCTTTAGAGGAGGGGTTCGGGCGCAGTGGCAACGTTTCTTAGATTATCGCTTTACACATGTTTTTATGTTGTCAGATGTAATTGAACAGCCCTATGGTGTGGGTTTGTTGCAGACTGAGTTTTTGTATTCTCATATAAATACTCGGCATTTACCAGTAGCTTCAATAGAAGCTTATTTGGCAGAGTTAAAAAAAGCGGGAGTTTTGATTGTGGAAGTTAAGCCAGGTTCACGCAGAAAGACAATTGGTAAGTTATGGCCGGGGATGTTGCCCTATAATTGCGTTTCATTGGTTAAGCATTATTTAGGAATTAAAAAACGTTCTGTCTTAACTCCCCGACAGTTATATAAGCATCTTTTAATTAATAATTCTTTAGGAGGGTAATATGGGTTCCGATGATAGTGCAATGATGGCAGCTCAGCGTAAACAACAAGAAGAGTTAGACCGCATGACAGAAGAAGAAAAGCGGAAAAATAAAATGGCCCAAAGCAAAAATATTAGAAATATGAAGACTGCCATGGGTAGTTCTACTGGGTTCAATCAAGGTAGTGATACATTAGGATGAAAGAGCTCAGCAAATCACAGTTAATGGCACGTTATAATAGTGCTAGGAGCCAATCAGATAAGTGGATGAGTCAGTTGCAGCAGTCTTATCAATTGGTAATGCCTAACAAAGCAGAATTTAACATTCAACGTCGGATTGAAGGAGGACCACGAACTCAAAGGGTTTTTGATTCTACTGCCATTACTGGATTAAAAAGGTTTGCGGCTAACATTCAACAAATGTTAATGCCTAATACTACCTATTGGGCTAAGTTCAAACCAGGCCCCAAGATATTGGAAGGAAGTGGTATTAGTGAACAAGAAGCTCAAATTGAATGTAATCATTGGCAAGAAAGGTTTTTTACAGCTTTAAATAAATCTAATTTTTCAAATGCAGTTTATCAGTCAATTATGGAGATGGGGATTAGTACGGGAGTTTTATTAATCCAGCCTGGCACTAAAGAAGACCCCTTTATTTTTAAAGGCGTACCATTGCATCAGGTGTCCGTGGAAGCAGGTGCACACGACACGGTCCAAAATGTGTTCAGGAAATATAGATTACATGCACGTGCAATTCCTGAAACTTGGCCAAATGGCAATTATACGCCTTCTCAATTAGAAATGTTTGATCAAGCTGCTAATGATGAGATAGAGTTGATAGAAGGCTGTGTGTATGAGCCTAAGCTACAAGGAAATAAAAAGTATTGCTTTTTTGTTGCCATGGAAGGCGACGACAACTTTATCGTAAAAGAATATAGGGCTTGGTCGCCTTGGGTCGTGTTTCGCTGGAATGTATACGCCGCCGAAACCTTCGGACGGGGCCCTATCCTAGATTTATTACCGTTCATTAGAGAACTGAATCAATTAGCTCAATTTGATTTACAAGCTGCCAGTTATAATGCCAATCCTATCTTTTTGGTAGCAGCTGGTTCAGAAGTTAATCCGTATACGGCTCGTATTTCTCCGGGGTCAATTATACCTGTTCAGCAAATTGCTCCAGGCGTTACGCCTATTCAACAGCTTCAGATTCAAGGAACTCCTACTTATAGCCAACTTACTCGCGCAGAGCTAGTTCAAGCTGTAAATGATGCACTCAATACTAATCCGGTTGTCCCTAACAACGCCGCTGACAAAACTGCTACTGAAATCCAAGCACGGCAAGCAGAGTGGTTAAGACAGAATCAGGCGATGGCAGGAAGGTTAGAAAGAGAATTATGCCGGCAGGTAGTAGATAAGTGTTGGCGAATTTTGCATTCATTTGGGCTGGTTCCTGTCCCAGAAATCAATGATAAAGATATCTCTGTTGAGTTTGAGTCAGCTATTAAGGATATGCAAGGGCTACAAGAAGCACAAAAAGCGGCTCAAGCTACCCAGATGATGGCACAAGTGCTAGGCCCTCAGGGAGCAACGGCCGCGATTGCCCATGCTTACAAAACAGACGATGTGGGAACATGGCTGTTAAAGAAACTTAATGTAGATCCTGAAATAATTAGAAGTGATATTTCACGTCAACAACAAATGCAATATATGCAGCAACAAGCTCAAGTTCAGCAACAACAGAGCCAAGCTGCCGAAGCTCAAGCTAAACAAATTCAAGACCAAGCTGAAGCGTCCGATCAAAACACAGCAGAAGGACAAACTTAGTGACTAATGTTTTAGATAATTATTTTAGTGAAGATGATAAGCATAATAAACGAGTTAATAAACAATACACCCAAGCATACGAAAGAATAGCTAGATGCGCGTATGAAGTGTTTTATCAATCACCACATGGACAAGAATTAAGAGAATGGTTAGAAAATGTGTTGAAGTATTTATGTGGAGATACCCAAAACTTTGCGTATATACAAGGCCAGCAAGACATGATTCGAACTTTGTTAGGATATGCCGAAACTATTAAACGTGAAAATGAGGGAAATAAATGAGTGAAGAAGCAATTGGACAAGTAGGAGAACATACCGCGTTAAATGATGACCCGGGTGTGTCGTTAACTGATTTGGTGGAAAGTCCTAGTGACCCTATGGGCGGCAGTAATAGGAATGTTCACAATGATTCTGGACCCATGGAAGACTGGTATTATTCTCAACAAGACGGCCAGCCGGTCCTTGGTCGAGGAGATAAGCCCGAATGGTTTAATAATAAAACTTTTAAATCGGTAGAAGAGCAAGCTAAAGCCTATCCTGAGCTAAGAAAGCTCTATAATAATAAATTAAAAGGATTATCAGGAGCTCCAGAAGATGGTTATCAATACGAAATGCCTCAAGAGTATGCTGAAAAAGATTGGAAATATAACACTGAAGATCCTGGTTACCAAGACTTCTTGCATGTGGCCCGGGAAAATGGGTTATCACAGGAGCTGGTAAGTGAATTAACCGATATGTTAGTAGAAAATACTAATAGACAGGAAGAATATAGCTCTCAAAAACAAGATGAATTCATTAGTAGTGAGATGAATAAGCTTACTCTTGGAGATACAGATGCTTTCGAGACAGCCATTAAAATGGCAGCCAACAATCCTAATGTCGATAGAGGGGAATTAAATATCTTGCTGGATAATTTAAATAATGCGGAAGCTATTCGCGCATTCACTTCTTTAATGAATGAACATAATTATAGTTATGTGCCTGGACCTGAAGTAGGAGGTCAACGCGATCCTGCGGAACGCCAGACGGAATTAAGAGATAGATTGTCTAAGTTAAGTACATTAAGAGGCACTGCTAAAGAGCACTATAAAGCTAAATTATATAGAGATTATGAAGATGAATACCCAGGAGATCGTAGCTTTGGTTAAAGAAAAAAGTACCGTTAAGAAAAAATCCACTACTAAAAAAGAGGCTAGAAGTCCTTTGTTCGAGCAAGCTATTCAAGCTTTAAACGAAAGAGAAGAAAATGAGTATATGCCTTATTTTATTTTAAATCCCGAAGATAAATCTCAGAATGTGTTTGCCAATTTGTTTATTGCTCAACATTGTAGAAATGCGTATGCGGGTCTTTTTGTCAGATTAGATCCCAAAAGTGGAATACAGTTGTCAGATAAACAAAGACAGTGGACTACTGTCTTTAGACGCAAAGGATATGCGTGTGTGGTTCATCATAATATTGCGAGCTTTAAACGTTGTGTAGAAGATTATAAGCATACAGCAGGTGTTCAAGGATTTAATTATTTTTATAGTAAATATGAGAGGTCGTATCAATGAGAGGTATAGTAAAATGGTTTTCCAATGCCAAGGGATATGGATTTATAGTTGATGAAAACGGACAAGAAGATGTATATGTCCATTTTACTGACATTAAAATGAATGGTTTTAAAAGTCTAAATGTTAACCAAGAAGTTGAGTTTAGGTTAGTTAAAACTGAACGTGGCGCAGCTGCCAAAGACGTGATTGTAACTTAAGCAAATCTTAAGCTATACTTGATGCAAAGGACGCGTAAGCCCAACCTTAATTAAATTTAAGGATCGGATAAAGAGACTCAGACGTTGTGACTAACTCTTAGAGAAGATCGAAACGATAATCTTTTAGGAGACACAACTATGCCAGCTTTATTAAGTAACGTCGCGATTCAACAATTTCACGACACTTTTACCAATGCGTATCAAGCAGCATCTCAATTAGCAGATACTTGCCAGACTGTCAGTGGAGCTCGAGGCTCAGCATACAACTGGCCTTTGCAGGGTGATGCGGCTATGGAATTACGTAACGCTTACCAATCTTTAATTCCAGTAGCTAGTAATGATTACGCGCAAGTACAAACTAGTTTTGAGAATTATATCCTTAACTTGCCTGTTGATATATTTCAGCAAGCTGAATTAATAATTGACACTTTGAGCCAGTTAGGTATTGTTCACGCTAAAGCAGCGGGCAGACGGGAAGATCAATTTTTATTAGATGCCCAATATGCTGCTGATGCTGGATTTTTACCCCCAATTCCTAATCCTCCTCCTCAAGGTAATAAGCTTCCAGACCAGGAGCCTCCTGGATTAGTTGCAGGTGATGTAGGTAGTAGTGTGGCCCTTACTCCAGTTAACTTAAATGTTGATAAGATTATTGCAGCTGCCACAATTCTTGATCAGAACAACGTTCCACATGAGGATAGATATCTCATCGTTAACGCTAATATGATCGCTGGATTATTCGCGGATGGAGATAAGCCTACAAATATTCTTTACAACAATACTAAGAATTTAATGCAGGGCGGAATTGATACCTTCATGGGCTTTAAGATAATAACTCTTGGAAATCGTACTGAAGGTGGCGTTCAGTTAAGACCTACTTTAGCAGGGGCTCAATTAGCACCTCCTCTAGCTGGTGTGAATGCAACAGCTTTAGCATGGCACAGAAACTCTTTGGGTTCTGTTTATGCTTTAAATCCTATCACTGAAGTTGAATGGTCGCCTACTCATCAGTCTTGGTTGACAATTTCTCGTTTAAGAATGGGCGCTTCTAACTTGCTAGGTAAAGGTTTAGTGTATATCGATTGTAATGACGCAGCTGGCCCAACCTAACCATTAATTTGAGCCCCTTCGGGGGCTTTTAAAAAGGAGAAATTCAATGGCTTTTGAAAGTGAAAATTTAATTCAAATCAGTGCCGGTGAGGGTAGCGCCGATCAGTTAGGGGGGCAAAAGCTTTTTTGTTATGAAAGCAGTACGGATGAGCTTAATGATGATCCAGGTGGAATGTTAGATACTGGCTATTTTAATAGTTTAGCTACAAATGTCAGGTTTGGTTCTTATCTTATTCTAACCTACCAAGGAATTACCGGGGTTTATAGAGTTATTAGTGATAATCCAGAGACAGATGTAGTGGATTTAACGTTAGCTTTCCCTAACCCTCCTGTGCCTTTATATGAAACACTAGGACAAGGTCCGTTAGAGTTTGTTACATCTGGGACTGATACTGATGTGGTTCCTTTTGCAGAATCGATAGTGGGTGCTTTTGCTAGTTATTCTTTGAACTCAGAAGTGCTTGATGCTTTACCAGGTTTGGCTCATTCAGGCATTGAATTCGTCGAGTGCCAAGCGGGTCAGATTGAAATAAAATGGTCTCGTCCAGTGAATGCGGGACAAACTGTAAAAGTGTGGTTGCAAGTACATACTGCTACCCCAAGCCCATAGGAGAAATAAATGGCAACATACACCCCTCAAAACTTTGCAATGATAGCTGGAGATGAAATGTCAGCTAACAACAATATTCCGGTGGCTTTTGGGTATTATGCAGAAACAGAAGTCCCTGGTGATATATTAACAGCACCACCTAATGGCGTAGATTTTTTTGGTTTAAGGAGATCGCCTGCGGCGTTAGCTGCCAATCCTTTAACCCCAGCTGAAAAGTTATTACCTAGCGCAAGTTTGTTATTACCACGCGGCACTATTATTTTAATTAATGGTAAAGATAATGGAGCTCCAGCGAATTTGCCATGGGTGCTATACGTCGTCATAACTTCTGATGCTGGAGAAGACACCGCATACAACATCGTTTACGGATTCAACGTATAAGGAGAAAAAGATGCCGGCACCCAGTATATCGCCCGATCCGCAATATGTTCCTGCCAATTTTGCATGGGGGAACTTATTAGATTTAAACAGCAATATTCCTCGCATTTGTGGCTATGCTTTGCCGCCGACTCATTCCGCCGCGGATGTATTAGCCCCGGGCTATTTTGGCCCCGATCAATCTACTTCTCGGCCCACCGTGACTGGACTACGAAGCGCTACTGTAGGAGTTGTGTTGGATGGAACTGACTCAGAAAACCAAGGCCAACCGGGATTAGGAGCAACGTTGCCGTTTGGTTCTTTAATTTTTTGGGCTCAACAAACACCAGCAGGTACAGCTAAAGGTTTTGCGGTTAGAATAGATTTAAATAATTCTGGGTACGGCAAATATCCTCCTTTAACTGAAGTTATTACTAATGGAGGAGTGTTTTAATGGTCGCTTATGCAGATTCTCAAAACTTAGTACAAGTCACGCCGGGAGAAATAAGTCCGGACCAAGCTCTTCCTAATTTTTATTATACGGATAAAGATAAAGAAAAATTTTTATTACGATGGGCTTATCTTGATTTTCCAGACCTGACAGGATTTTGGGATTCAGTAGGCTCTTCATTGGAAGAAGGATCTTATATAACGTGCTTAGGTTCGGCTGGTACTCTGGGCGAGTTAGGTCTTAATGTTGCCACGGTGCGCGTAGTGCTTAAGGAAAAAGCTGAACCAGAATACAAGTATCCTTACCGGATTAAGTGCGAAATAGGACCTAATTCTTTATACAGTAACCAATCATTTGGACCCGGGTCGGCCTTTAGAAGTAACATTTCAGGAGCCAACTTGGTTTATAAAGGAATTATAGAAGCTCCCTTAGTGGCAGGTCCGAGCACCACAATTACATTAGGGAATGAAGGAATTGAAGCTGATTGTTGGTGTTGGGCGACAATTACTAAAAACCCAACTGCTCCAGACTATGCAGCTCCCCTTGTTATTTCTTGGGTTACTCCCGGAGCTAATGAGATCACCTTACATTTTGCATCCGGAAATCAGCCAGGAGGCGCCGGAACTGCGTTTGTGTATTTAGAAGCATACAAACCTCTCGTGGAGTTTTAGGAGATAACATGGCCGAAGCACAGATTGAATGTTTAAGCAGACTCACAGCAGGAGATATCGGCAAAGACCAAGCCATCATAGATTATTTTTATTATGATGAAAAGATAAACTTTACAGATATTATCTCTGATGGTTTTTTTGATAAGTTGTGGTATAAATTTAAACCTAATTCTAGAATTAGTTGTTATTGTTTGGCAAACAACACTCCTCCTACTCCGCCTACTAGGAAGCGGATGGAGTTGGTGGTAGCTGGGTTTGAAGAATACAGTCCTCCGCGGTCTTATAAAAAAGTAAAATTAGTGTTAGGTCCGGATACGATGGGGACAAATGACCCCATAACCAATGTTTGGAATAATTATAAAGTAGTGTTTGAGGGTTTTGTGACGTGGGTTACCCCTCCTTTACCTAACCCGAACCCCGGGGTTAATGTGATTAATGTTAACAATCCCCTTATTGATTTTGACGCACAAGATAAAATTATTTTTTCCCAACCTAACCCGGGAGATGTACTTCAAAGTCATATGGTAAGAGCAGTTACGCTTCAATCATCTAATATTGTATATGCTCTTTGGGCGCCTCTTGCGTTACCTGGACCACCTGTGACAGTCTCAACCGATCCACCACAATTTTTAACATGTGAAATGTATATAAAAATATTTAAAAATATCTTGCTTCCAAACATTTAATAACTTCTATTAGGAGATAGTTATGCCATATGTATCAAAATTATTGACCCGCATCACTCCAGGCGAAGTGGGAAGAAACCAAGCCGTTATTGATTACTTTTATTATGATCCTGAAACCACCATTGAAGAAATGTTAAGTAAAGGATTTTTTGATAAAGCCGGATACTTATTTTATAAAGAGGGAGCGAATCGTAATCGCACTTATGAACGCATACATTTATGGGCTAAAAGAGGAACTGGTATCGATCCCTCAATTCCTGATAGATATTCATGCCTCGTGTCTGATGTTACCGTCACTTCACCGCCAGGAGCCACTCCCACCGAATTTGAGGTAACGGTATCTTTGGGTCCAGAAACCACTCCACAAGTAGATACTACTCTCGCCCCTCTGCCAGGACCAATCGCGTGGCAACATTATTTTATCAAATACCAAGGTCTCGTTAGATTTAATAGTTTTGGTACGGCAGGTGTTGGAAATGAAACATATTTCTATATTCCTAGTAAATACCTATATGAGAACAGTGATTTCGTAACATGCAATTTAATTGGAACCTCACCAGGACAACCGGCTCCATTTCCTGGAGACAATATAATTGGCGCCTATTGTGAACCAGGACCGAGCCCAGAATTTCCTTATAAAGTTGTGTTATTTCAAACTTTGCCTACATCTAATACTGGACAAAGAATGTGGTTAACGATTCGCGGGACTAACTGTCAATTCTCATAATTTAAGGAGGCATTATGGCTACAAAATTAGACATTATAAATCAAGCCTTAGCCTACCTTGGGAATCCCGTCATCACTACATTAAATATTGCTGACCCTGTAGTTAATGCAATGTCTCAAATATACGATGCGGAAAAGTTAAATTTACTTTCTTTTCATCCTTGGCGTTTTGCTACTAAATGGGCAGAGTTGGTTCCTTCACCACAAGGTCCTTCTTATCCCAAATGGTCTTTTTCCTATGAATTGCCTCAGGATTACATTACCGCTTACAATACTTATTTCTGGGGAGATTATGAGATAGTAGGTCAAAAAGTCTACACCAATAATAACCCGCCTTGGTTATGGGGATATATTTATGATGTTAGTGAAATTCTGTTCCCCGGATATTTTACATTAGCATTGAGTCATCAGATCGCTGCTAAGTCGGCCACCTTATTAACAGAAAACCCAGAGATAGCTAAGTATTGGCAAGACCAAGCTACTGTCCAGAACATGAGAGCTCAAAATAGAGATGCCAGTGCTGTATCAGCGGTATCGATTCAAGATAATCCATTACTAGCGACACATTACTATAGGGGATTCTAGATGCCCTTTAATATTACTTTTCATGATTTCACCCACGGGCAACTTGACCAGTCTTTAAAGTCCAGAAGTGATTTAGAGGTTTATAATAAAGGAGCGCTTGAGTTAAAGAATATTGTAGTCAGGCCTGGTGGGGCTGCTAAAAGTAGATTTGGTACTCAGTACATTAGTGAATCTGTAGCCACAGCCCCAGGTGCGACGGTTTTAATTGAACCCGATCCAACTGTGACTGTTCCAGTTCCTGGCTATCAAATGTTCGATTTTGCACCCTCCGACGATGTAAAGTTGCTTGTTATTTTAGGTGCGGGAGATGGAGGAGCTACCCCAGGAATAAGTCAAAGATTCCAGTTTTATGTGGTAAGGAATGTAAGTGGAGCGGGTCCAGCAGCTGGAACGTTTACTACCGTCGCTCTTCCGGCAAACACTTTCATTGATAATAACCAAGTGAGCAGAGTTAAATATAGAGTTGCTCAAAATCAAACGACTATGGTTATAGTGACGGCTACTCAACCGCCTTTAGTATTAAGTTGGGCCGGAACTACGATTGAAGGAGAAAATTTAAACTACCGTAGATTTCCGCAACACGATTTTACCCGTAATGGTTATGTAGAGAGCACATTTGGGATAAGGACAGATAATACTTCCCCAGCCCTTCCAGGAACCCCAATATTTTTAAAGCCAACTCCGGCAGCTGCTACGTTAGGTGGTAGTATCACTGATGACTTTCCAGCCCTGATTATTGATCCCTTAGTAGCAACACCTAATTTTGCCGGTTTTTATTTCGATGGCGTAACCCCAGACAACCATTATGTGGGTGGTGTCATTCAAATGGCAGGACCTATAGACGACCCTACAGCCCCTATTGGATATGCTATTATTGTCAGCACTACCGCGCCGGCAGCCGCCCCTTATCCAGCGTGCAGTAATACCGTATGCCGAATCCGGATTATCACCCCTGTAGATGCAAGTTGGCGTGTCACTAATAATGGACCTTTCCCAGCTGGTCAAGGAGTTAAGGGAGATCAATGTGTTTTAACTGAGCCTGCCTACAGTTCTCCTGTGACGCCTGTCACTCCCACCAGTTTTCCTGGCAGAGGACATCCTCGAACTGTCAGTTTTTATGAATCCAGGTTATGTTTTGCGGGCTCACCCTCATTACCTCAGTCAATATTCATGAGTCAGATAGGAAATTTCGAAAATTTTGATGTAGGCACAGGTGAACCTGATGAGGCGATTGCGTATACGATAGCTTCTGGCGCACAAGACCAAGTTATAAACATGGTTTCTGGACGTTCTTTACAAGTATTTACTACTACTAACGAGTTTTCGGCGCCGGTCTGGTCTGAGCAAGGGCTAACTCCAACTACAGTCACTATTAGAAGACAAACCTCTATCGGAAGTTCTAATTGCATTCCCGCTATTTTAGACAATATGACCATGTATTCTAAGCGAGGTGGTCGCGGCATCATGGCTTTTGAATCTATAAACTCGGGGGGTAATACTTATAACTCTCAAGATGCCAGTATGTTTAGTTCCGAGTTAATTAACAATCCCACGCATATGACATCTTATGTGGAAAGTGAGGCTTATGACGCGAATATATTATTCGTCATTAACAAGCCCAACGAAGATGAGCCGGGCTACATGGTTTTATATGAATCCTTGCGTGAACAAAATGTTTCGGCATGGACGTCAGCGGACACTCAAGGCGAGTTCGTCAATGTAGAGGCGGTAGGAGATGCAGTTTACATTATGACCAAACGTGTTAATGGAGTAGGCACGGAAAAATTTGTATTAGAAAAGTTGAATTGGCGTTTTTGCATGGACGCAGCTATTCAAAAAGATGCTATAAATCCCGCGGGTGGAATTCAGCCAGCCTTTCCTGTGCCTACATACTTCTGGGGCAAGGAGGTTGATATCATTGCTTGGGTAGGAGAAGACTCTAGAGCTCCATCGGCCGTGTGGATAGGTGAAGAAACTGTTCCGAACACTGGCTTTTTTGGGCCGACTATTCCGGGGTGGGATCCAGCAGACCTGCCACCTGGCGCACTTTACGAATACTGGATTGGCTTAAAGTACGAGCAGCGTTTACAAACTATGCCAGTTGATGTAAAAACTCAAATTGGCAGTATGTTATTTTTAAAGAAAAAAATATTCAAGTGCTATATTGAGTACATTGATTCTTATCCATTCTTTGTGAATGGGGTAGAAGCGGATTTAAGGAGTTTAGCTTTTGGTACGGGCCAGTTTCCTCCTGGATATCAGCCCGGGATTCAGCTTAATGCGCCAGAGCCTCCTTACTCAGGGATATGGATGCGACCTACGATGCAAAAATTAAATTTACCACCGAGCGCATCTGGTCCTGCTTATAGAGGTTTTGTACGAGAAGCTACAATCCTAGTTACATTAGACAGACCG